AGTACGACCAAGATTCGTGTTCGTGGAAAACTCACCAATGCTCACTTCTAGGGGACTTGGACGAGTTCTTGGAGACCTGGCCGCAATGGGGTTTGATGCGAGATGGGGAGTGTTGGGAGCAGCGGACGTTGGAGCAGTCCATCAGAGGGACAGGATTTGGATTATCGCCAAATGGCGTGGACACCTTTCACACACCCAACACGACAGGATTGGACGGTGGGAGCAACAGCCGCAGAGCTCTGAAAAAACGGCAAGAAAATTGGCCAACACCAACGGCATCTCAAGCAAGATCAGAGGGAATGATCTTGCAAATGAGGCAATTAGTAGAACTTGGGACTACAACACTTCAGGAAGCCGAAGCAATGATTGGGGGAAGTTTGACACCCAAAAGAATGGAAAAATGGCCGACACCCGTGAAATCGGATTATTCAGCCAGGAGACCGAGCAAGGGATGGCAAGGGAATTCAGATTTGCCGAGTGTGGTATGGACAGAAAGTGGTGGGAGAGAGAACCCGACAATGCCTCCCGCACAATTGAACGCAACATGGGTGGAGTGGTTGATGGGGTGGCCTCTAGGGTGGACAGACTTAAAGCCATTGGAAATGGACAAGTGCCCCTCTGTGCCGCAACCGCATGGAGAATCCTAAGTGAATCACTATGAAGCAAACAGAATTCTTGATCGAGTCAGAGAAGGGCAACAATTTAGCCACTTTGTCATCACAAGAGCGCTTGAACTTACGGGAGACTATGAGACAAACGGAAGCAATGGAATGGATCAAGCGGTTCAAAAAGAAAGCGCTAGAGGAAGGACGGGGGGAAGCCCAATATTGGTGGCAACAAACCCTAGCCAACATTGCCAAGAAACGTGGTCAAGCGGCTGCCGATGACTTACGCAAGCGCATGAATGAACAAAAGGACAAGAAATGACAAAAGATGAAGTCAAAAGTTTTTTTGAATACAAAGATGGAGTTTTGTATTGGAAAAAAAACCAAAGCAATATTAAATCTGGTGCAATGGCTGGTTATCAACGGCCAGATGGATATATTGTTATTGGTTTTAAAAACAAATCAATTAGAGCGCATCGTTTGATTTGGTTAATGCATTACGGTTTTATGCCAGAATTTCTTGACCACATAAATGGTGTAAGAAATGACAATAGATTAGTAAATTTGCGTGTTGCCACTAGAACGCAAAATCAAATGAATTTAAAAAAGCGTATTGATAACTCATCAGGTTGTAGCGGTGTTTTTTGGAATAAACAACGAAATAAATGGGCTGCACGAATTCAAATTGATAAAAAAATAAAACACATAGGCTTGTTTTTGTCTATAGAAAATGCAATTGCTGCTAGAAAAATTGCAGAACAAAAATTGTTTGGCGAATTTGCGAGGCAACCATGAGCATCAGCATTATGTTTACAGTTTATGGGACTCCAACACCCAAGGGCAGACCGAGGTTTTCCACAAGGGGAAAGTTTCCCGTTGCTTACACCCCTGAAAAGACAAAAACCTATGAAACCGAGGTTGGGATGATGGCAAAGGCGGCAATGGGTGCTTCCGAGGTCTTAGAAGGGGCATTAGAGGCGTTTATTTACGTTACCTTTCCCGTTCCCGCATCGTACTCAAAAAAACGCACTGAGGCTTGTTTAAGCGATACCGAGAAACACACCAAACGCCCCGATTTGGACAACGTAATTAAAGCGGTCATTGATGGCATGGACAAAATTGTATTTTTTAACGACTCGCAAATCACATCCATCCATTCCACAAAGGTTTACGGTGAGGTGGCAAAGGTTGAAGTTATGGTGAGGCAAGCATGAGCAATAAAGTTATTTACACCATTTTGATTGTTTTACTCATTCTCCATTGGGGATTGGTTGCTTACTACATGGGATTCAAGCCATGATTTTCACCCTACACAATAGCCAACAAGCCCACACCGTCTTAAAAGACCTATGGCCGAAGATCAAAGAAACCTTGCAAGCGGGCAAGCAATTGCGCTTGGAGATCAAAAAAACAAGCCGAAGCACCGATCAAAATGCCTTGTTTCACGCACTTTTCAACAAAATTTCGTTAGAAATGGCAAAAGTTGGGTCTAAATGGATTGCCGATGATTGGAAAAGATTACTCATTGACCAATGGGCGCATGAGACAAACCGCAAGATTGGCAAGGTTGCCCCGAGCCTAGACGGTGAGAGGGTTGTGCAGCTTGGGCTTCAAAGCCATAAATTCACGGTTGAGGAAGGGTCAGAGTTTATTGAGTGGCTTTTGTGTTGGATGGCCGACAAAGGGATTGAAGCATGAGTTATATCATTGCATCGTTACCCCCCATGAAATGTTTTGTAAAACGTGAGTTTTTATACAACGATTACAAGGGGCATGGCGAGCTAGAACCCGCAATATGGGTAAGCCTCAAAGCCTTGCGCGGTCAAGTTTTCCGCATTGAATCATTACTCCCCGCATATGGCGCTTTGTATGACAAGCTACCCATCCATGCCTATGTTTGGCATACCGAGGCGGGTAATTTGCCCATTGACACCTTGCAATTATGGGATTGCATGGGTTATAGATTCACAATTGTTGAAAAGATTGGCTTGCGTAATTTGGGCGTGAAGTTCTACGGCAAAGACAAAGAATGGCATTTTGGGCGGTATTTGTTTACCGTTGACTTTTGTGCGGATGGGATGGACTTAGACACGGGCTTTACCGAGCAAGCCGAGGAACATAAGAGTTTTAACTTTATTGCGCTAGAAAACGGGCAATTTGCTTGTCAACCCAACAACCGATGTTTGTGGTATGACCAAAGTTTAATACCCAACGAGACAAAACACCCCGATTTTAAAGCCGCACAAAGGCTTTGGACGGTTGATGGCACGCGCAAATGGAGTGCGGGCGATGATTGGTTTTATAACATTAAGGAAAAGAACACATGATGTGTCCCGTATGCAAGAGCCGCCACAACAAAGTGCTAGACACTAGGGCAAACCCCGATTTCATCCTAAGAAGGCGCATTTGCGCTAATGGCCACAAATATCAAACCAAAGAACACGCAATTACCGATGACACAATATTTGAAACACCAATATGTGAGAAACCAGAAGCTCCTAAAGCTAGTAGTGGGTTTAGCCTGTCAAAACTGTGGCATCGATAACGGAGTTCAAGCGGCACACACCAATTGGGGCGGCGGCAAGGGACGGGGCATCAAGGCCGATGACAACTTAGTGGCTGCGCTTTGCCTAGCCTGTCATTACGAGATAGACCAAGGTGCGCATCTATCCAAGGATGAGCGCCAAGAGTTGTGGCAAAAAGCCCATCAAAGAACCGTGAATGAGTTGGTAAACAACAACCAATGGCCTAAAGATGTACCAATTCCGATATACTAAAATTGTAGTTGCCTTGTGGTGAGACTGTATTAAAATGCAATCTCACCACTTTTTTTAGGAAAAAGCATGGATAAGTACGCGGGTTTTGTCTCAAACTTTGTTCTTGCACTACTTCATTGCGGCACAAACGCCCATCTAATGCACTGGACAACCAATAGCTTTAGCAAGCACACGGCACTTGGCACGTTCTATGACCTAATCGTAGATCAAACGGACGCCTATGCCGAGGCTTACATGGGCAAATACGGGCAACTCAAGAAATTCCCAAATGAGTACCATCCCCCAAACCCCGACCCAATACGTTATTTTGAAGTGCTATCTAAGTTTGTAATGGACATTAGAAAGCAATTACCACAAGACTCGGAACTTAATCAACTTGTGGATAACATTCAAGAGAACATAGATTCAACGCTATATAAACTAAAGTATCTAGATTAAGCAACTCACCCGACAAGGTGCAAGCAATGATTGAAAACAACAAAGTTAAACAAAGCCGCAAGGGTTGGACGAATAACCCCAACGGGAGGCCGTCAGGAGTACCCAACAAGGTCACGCAAGAGGCAAGACAAGCCATAGCCTCATTTGTGGACGGAAACGCGCACAGGCTCGCAGAATGGCTCGATGCCGTTGCCGAGGGTGACATAACTAACGACATAAAGCCAAACCCCGCCAAGGCGTTTGAGCTATTCCAAAGCGTTGTTGAGTACCATGTGCCCAAGTTAGCACGCTCGGAAGTTACGGGTGCGGATGGTGGCCCGCAAGAAATGGTCATCAAATGGCAAGCGGAATCATAGAAATCCCGTATAGCCCTAGAAAGCAATTTAGGGAGTTTCACGCTAGAACCGAAAGATGGGCTTGCTTAGTAGCTCACCGAAGGGCGGGCAAGACGGTTGCGGCCATCAATGACCTAATTAGGGCGGCCATCACTTGCAAAAGCCCTATGCCGTTGTTTGGGTACGTTGCCCCGTACCGAAGCCAAGCCAAGAGCGTGGCATGGGACTATCTCAAATACTTTTCCCGTCCCATTACCAAGCAAAGCAATGAGGCCGATTTAATCATTGAACTTCTAAACGGTGCAAAGATCAGGCTATTTGGTGCGGACAATGCCGATGCCATGCGTGGATTGGGCTTTGATGGCCTCTATTTAGATGAATATGGGGACTTTAAACCTAGCGTTTGGGGTAACGTAGTGAGGCCAGCTTTATCCGACAAACAGGGGTGGTGCGTCTTTGGGGGCACGCCCAAGGGAAAAAACCAATTTTGGAACATCTACGAAACAAGCAAGAAACTACCAAACGAATGGTTTAGCCTATCCCTACCCGCAAGCAAATCCAAGCTATTGCCCGAATCCGAGCTACAAGCGGCACAAGCGCAATTAGCGGAAGATCAATACTTGCAGGAATATGAGTGCAGCTTTGAGGCGGCCATCATTGGTGCGATATGGGGCACGGAAATGCGCAAGGTAAGCGAGGACGGGCGCATAACCAAAGTTGAGAACCAACTTGAGGTCAAGACGCACACGGCTTGGGACTTGGGTCACACCGATGACACGGCAATTTGGTGGTATCAAGTCATTGCGGGCGAAATACATATTGTTGATTTTTTTGCCCTTTCTGGTGGAACAATCGAAGAATTTGTTACAAAAATCAAAGAAAAACCATACAATTACGGAAAACACTACCTACCGCATGATGCGAGAGCTAGGACTTTGGCAAGCGGTGGGAAGTCGGTAATTGAGCAAATGGCCGCACACTTGGGCATTAACAACTTGGCGATTGTGCCTAGTTTGACCGTCCAAGATGGCATACAAGCCGTAAGGATGGCATTGCCAAGATGTTGGTTTGATGCCGAGAAGTGCGCGGATGGCATAGAGGCGTTAAGACAGTATCAGCGTGAGTACGATGAGGACAAGAAGGCTTTTAGGCAAACGCCAAAGCACGATTGGACAAGTCACCCCGCTGACGCCATGAGAATGTTAGCTATAAGTTGGCGGGAAGAACCGAAAGACAAACCGCCTGACCCGAGTAAAGTGTTGATTGTTGGCCCCGAAAACGAAGTCACAATGAACGATATGTGGGCAATCCACAAACAAACCGCAAGGAGCAATCGAATATGAGTGGAACAACAGACCCTTACCGCTACCAATATGAACACGTTGCCGCAAGCCAAACGGCTCAAGTGTTGGGTGGCACAGGCGCAATTGGTGATTATCTTCACCGCATAGTTTGCACCGTATCAACTGCCGCAACAGGCGCTGTTACCATCCTTGATGGCAGCACTAGCCATGTGGTGTTGCCTAACTCGCCTGGCGATGGCATTGGCGTTTATAACATCGAGTTCAACACCAGATCAAAAAATGGCGCATGGAAAATCACGACAGGCGCGGGCGTTGAAGTGTTGGGCGTTGGCATCTTCTCGGCTTAATCATGTCAAAAGCCGGACTATATGCCAATATTTTGGCAAAACAAGAGCGAATCAAGGCGGGTTCGGGTGAGAAGATGAACAAGGTGGGAAGCAAAGACGCACCTACTGCCAAAGATTTCAAAGACGCGGCTAAAACCGCAAAGCCTGAGAACAAATGACAGCCGCATGGACTCGCAAAGAAGGTAAAAACCCCGAAGGCGGGTTAAACGCCAAGGGGCGGGCGAGTTATGCAGCGGAGACGGGCGGTAAGTTAAAGCCTCCCGTCAAGTCGGGAGACAACCCAAGGCGTGCATCTTTTCTTGCACGAATGGGCGCTACCAATGGCCCAATGGAAAAGAATGGCGAACCCACACGGTTAGCACTTGCTTTAAAGGCATGGGGTGCATCATCCAAAGAAGATGCCCGAGCCAAGGCAAAAGCAATTTCTGAAAGAAACAACAATGGCTGAATTAGTCCCAACGGAAGTTGACAAGTACAACACCCTCATAGCCACTTACGACAATGAGTTCAAAAAGTGGGAAGCACGCACTAAGAAGATCATTAGGCGCTATAGGGATGACACACGAAGCGCAAGCGGCAATGACACGGCCAAATTCAACATTCTTTGGTCAAACGTACAAACCCTTATCCCAGCTGTTTATAGCAAAATGCCCAAGGCCGATGTAAGCCGTAGGTTTGGGGACAATGACCCCGTTGGCCGTGTAGCGTCAATATTGGTTGAGCGTGCATTGGACTTTGAGATCGAGCATTACACCGACTTTAGAAGCACGATGCGCTATGCCGTTGAAGATCGGTTCTTGGGTGGCCGTGGCGTGGCTTGGGTGCGTTATGAGCCGCACGTTGTCCAAGTGCCTGGTATGCCCGAAACCCCCGATGATGGCTTGCAAGTCACCGAAGATGCGGACGAGGCCGAAACCAAAGACTACACTGCGGGTCAAGTCGAGCCGATGGAGCAAATTGAGTACGAGTGCGCACCAACGGATTATGTCCATTGGGCCGATTTCGGCCATAGCGTTGCCCGTACATGGGAGGAAGTGACCCAAGTATGGCGTTGGGTTTACATGACCAAAGACGCCTTGGTTGAGCGTTTTGGTGAGGATGCCGCACGCAATATCCCGTTGGATAGTGGCCCCGATCCCTTGTCAAACTACGCAAGCAACCAAAGAGAATACACACGGGCAAAGATTTGCGAATTGTGGGACAAAGAAACCGCCAAGGTTTATTGGTTTAGCAAACAAGGCAACAAGTTTATTGATGTACGGGATGACCCACTCGAATTAGAGCAATTTTTCCCATGTTGCAAGCCTTTGTATGCAACGATGACAAGCGATAGCCTTGTGCCCGTGCCCGATTTCGTACTCTATCAAGACCAAGCCAATGAATTGGACATCTTGAGTGACCGCATTGATGGATTGGTCAAGTCTTTGCGTGTTCGTGGTGTTTACGACTCAAGCGTGCCCGCATTGCAACGATTGTTGACCGAGGGCGACAACAACACTTTGATTCCCGTTGATAAGTGGATGGCGTTTAGCGAAAAAGGCGGTTTAAAGGGTGCAATTGACCTATTGCCTTTGGATACTTTAGCCAATGCTTTGCTTCAATGCTACCGAGCTAGACAAGAAATCAAGCAACAAATCTATGAAATCACGGGTTTGTCGGACATTTTGAGGGGTGCGTCACAAGCGAGTGAAACCGCTACCGCCCAACAAATCAAGGGACAATTTGCAAGCCTTAGATTGCGTTCTATGCAAGAGGAAGTGGCTTTGTTTGCCTCCGACTTGATTAGGCTCAAGGCTCAAATCATTTGCACCAAGTTCCAACCGCAAACCATAACCATGTATGCGGGTGCAAGCCAGATGCAACCCGTGGATCAGCAATTGATTCCACAGGCTTTGGCGTTGATTAAAGATAAGCCATTGAGGAACTTCAGGATTGAGGTGGCAGCGGATAGCTTGGTTCAATTGGACGAGGCGGCCATTAAGCGTGAGCGTACCGAGTTTATTGGTGCATTTGCGGGATTCTTGAAACAAGCCATGCCCGTTGCACAAGCAAGCCCCGAGATGACACCCGTATTGATGGAAGTTATGAAGTTTGGCGTGAGTGCGTTTAAGTCATCACAACAACTTGAAGGCGTTATTGACCAAGCTCTTGACCAAATTAAGGAAAAGATGGCGCAACCGCAACAACCCAAACCCGACCCCGAGATGATTAAGTTGCAAGCGCAACAACAATCCGAACAAATGCGGGTTCAAGCCGATATGCAAGTGGCACAGGCTAGGGCGCAGTTTGATGCTCAATTGCAACAAGCCAAGCTCCAAGCCGAGGCGCAACAACTACAATTTAATGCTCAACTTGAGAGTGCAAAACTTGAGCGTGAGCAACAAATGGAGCGTTTCAAAGCCGAGTTGGATGCCAATACCAAGATTCGTGTGGCTCAGATTAGCCATTCAGCGTCTATGTTGCCAGAGGATATGGATGCCCAACAACAGATGCACGCGGCATTGAATCAAGATTTGCGTGGCATGATTGAGGCAATGATGAACACGGTGAACAATTCTCACCAACAAGTCATGCAAAGCCATGACCATAGCATTGGCACAATGCAAGAAATGCTTAAAAACCAAAACGACAACACGCAAGTGATGAAAAACGTGGCCGATTTGATTTCAGCGCCAAAGAGAATCGTGCGTGGCCCCGATGGTAAAGCCGTGGGCATGGAGGTGATTAAATGATTGAAACCACTAAAGGTCAAATGGATGAATCCTTGCTTGAAAAGCGAGAAGGCCAATCCGACACCGACACCGAAACAACCGAATGGGTTGAATATTGGTTAGAAGGCGAGCTAGTGCATCGCTCGGTTCATGTGAAACTCAAACACGCAGCCGTTGCTGATGGCGCTGCTTCATCTTTCTAAGGAATAAAAATGGCAAATTCAACGGCAATGTGTACAAGTTTCAAGGGCGAATTGCTCACGGGAACTCACAACTTCACGCCTAGCACGGGCAACACCTTTAAAGCGGCTTTGTACTTTGCAACGGGTAGCTTGGGTGCGGCAACCACGGCTTATTCAACAACCAATGAAGTAACGAATACATCGGGCACGGGGTACACAGCGGGCGGGGTTACGGTTACAAATGCAAATGCACCCGCAACAAGCGGCACAACGGCATATTGGACACCATCGGCTAGCTTCACATGGACTGCTTTGACGGTTTCAACGGCTTTTGATGCCGTTTTGATCTATAACTCAACATCGAGTAACAAAGCGGTAAGCGTTCACAACTTTGGATCGCAAACGGTAACGGCTGGCACTTTCACCTTGACCATGCCCACTAATGATGCGACCACAGGTCTTTTGCGTATTGCATAATGGCACAAGGGCCTTGGGGCACGGGTACTTGGGACGATGCTCAATGGGATAGCCTCCCATTAGTGGGCAATGCGGCTACGGGTGGCGTTGGAAGCCCGAGTGTCGCGGTAAGTGCGGCACTCACGGGTGTCCAAGCTACGGGCGCAGCGGGGACTTTAGTAGATGCAATTAGTGCCGCAATAACGGGCGTAAGCGCAACGGGCGGTGTTGGCTCGGTTGCCAACAATATCAGCATTGGGTTAACGGGCGTTCAAGCCTCGGGTTTAGCGGGTAATGAAACCGAATCGGTAACGGTTGGCCTCAATGGAGTGGTGGCCACGGGATCGGTTGGCTCTTTTACCCCAATCGGTGCATTAGGCATCAATGGCGTATCGGCAACGGGTCAAGTTGGCGATCTAACACCTTTCAAGCCTATTATTTACATTGATGACACGCATGACCCAGGCCCCGATAAGCTCAAAAAGCAATTAAAACGTGAGCAAGAGAAGAACAAAAAGCGCAGGGACGAGATCATTGCGGCATACGAGCGCATTGTTGAGGGCAAAATCCCCGAAGAAATAATTGCGCCTTACGTTGAAACATTTGCTACAATCGCAACCAAGCAAAATGTCACATTGACAGACATCCAAAAAATGGTGTCAAATTTGGACAAAATGCAGTTAATTTGGGACGACCACATCGAATCAGATGACGAGGAAATTTTGCTACTATGAGAACAACTTACGTTATGCGTAATGGCGAATTGGTTGAAAAACACAAAGCCAACGATGATGTTAACGCCCCTATGATTATGGGCGATATTACTCCTTACCAATCAATGATTGATGGCTCGATGATACAGAGCCGAAGCCGACACCGTGAACATCTAAAAGCCAATGGATGTATTGAGGTGGGCAATGAATCAATGGAAACAAAACTCACCGCCCCCTCAAGCGAAAAAAGGCGTGAGGTATTGGCTCAACAATTGGGCAACATGACCCACAACGAAGCCAACAAGATAATGAATTCATTGCGTGAGCAAGCCAATCAGATGAAATATCACAGGAGATAACTTTGGATACTACAGAACCCATTGTCCCAACGGAATCGCCCGATAACAGGCGTGAGTTACTTTCACAACAATTTGATGAGGTAGCGCAAACCGAACCCGCCAAGTTTCAACGTGATGATTCGGGTAAATTTGCCTCTACTAATGATAAACCCTTAGAAGAAGCCGCAGAAGAACCCGTTTGGAAGCGTGCCCCCGCAAGTTGGAAAAAAGATTATCACGATGTTTGGCAAACGGCCGACCCAAGGATGCAAGAGTATGCTTGGCAACGTGAGGAACAAATGCGCAAGGGCGTTGAGCCTTTAATCTCTAAGGCGCAATTTGCGGATCAAATTAACGAGGTTGTTAACCCGTATTTGCCGACAATTCAAGGCATGGGTTTAGATACTCCAAAGGCGGTCAAAGCCTTGTTAGAGGCCGACCATATGTTGCGTACAAGTAATGGGCAAGAGAAATTGCAATTATTTAGTAGATTAGCGCAACAATATGGAGTAAACTTAAATGAAGTCAATTTCC